TCTGCGTTCAGGCGAATAGTACGGCACGATCAGTCTCTTTCCGCCCCCGGTCATGCTTTTTTAGGAAAAACCGGAGAGGCGACAACTATCCTGACACCGGGGGTGACGGCCCTTTTTATTCCGGAGTAAAGATGGACCCAACCGACCTCGGCCCAGGCACAGCTACCTGGCTGGGCGGTACGGGCACAATCCTGCTGGGTGGCTTCCTGTGGCTGAGGAAATTCCTCTCCCGGGACGCGACCGACCGCGCAATGGACAACGCCGATATCGGCACCGTCCGCAGGCTGAACGAGCTACTCGACTCTGAACGCATTGCACGCAAAGAGGCCGAGGCCCGCGCTGATCAGTTCGCCAAAGAACGCAACGAACTCGCCGCTGCTGTCGGCAGGATGGAAGGGCGAATTGATGCCCTCACCAGCCAGGTCGCGCAGCTCACCGACAAAGTGACATCGCAGAGCTCGGAGATCTCCCGCCTGCGCACTCAACTCGGAGGAAACAGCTGATGGAAAAATGCGCAATCAATTTCATGGCCCGCCACTGGTGGAGGCGAGTCGAGGTTTGGCTGATCGCAATCGTGCTGCTTGCCGGTGGCGCAATGCTGGGCTTTCAGGTTGCTGAGTGGCGCCTGTCCAGCTGGTACACCGCCCAGGTCGCCGAGGTTCGCCGTGGTTACGACGAAGCCACCATTCAGCGTGACATGCGGCTGAACAAGCTGGCCAAGTCCGCCACCGAAGCAGCTGTGAAGGTTGAAGGTGCCGCCGGCAAGGCTACCGAAGCGGCAGAGGTGGCCAGCAAGGCTGCTGACAAGGTCAACGAGGCGGTAGAGCGGCAAACGCCGTAACGCGCCACAAAATCAGCTATTGCTATTTTGTGGCGCGGAGTGACCATGACCAAGAGGAAGTGGATGGTCATAACGGGTTAGTATGATTTGAATTTCTCGTTCAATCGCTCGCATTCCGCGGCTGCTGCCTCTCTGTCCTCGTATCCATCACCAATACTCCCGCCTGTATGGCTGTCCTGAATCATAAACCAGCGTTCAGCCGCAGAGATTGGCGGGCTGTGAATACCGTTTTTAACGCCTCGGACCTCAACCCGAGGAACATCTGTCACAACGTAGCGTGTGGTCATGGTGCTTTCCTTGCTTGAGTGATCCTCATGCATACCGGAATTTAGAAACCCGTTCAATCAACCTTTCGTCAGACTGAGATAGATCATGACAGCCAAGCAATACGACTGGGGGCGCGGCATGAATAGGCCAAATCCTCCAGCCGAGCTGCTGAAACTATCTGATGAGTCCGACGTGTTCATGCGCTTGGTGCCAGCCAAAGGCGTATGGAGGTGGATACAAACAGAGATCCTGGCCGACACCGGCAGCATTCACAACGAAGACCACGCCCATCTGATCGATGCTGACATCTGCATCATGTGGGCCTCGTCTACATTCACGAAGCAGGGTCGCACAGTGCTGGGCCAGGCCGAACAGGTATGGGCGCAAGAGCAGGCAGGGGAGGCCACCGAAGGCGAGCTTCTGCATCTTGTGTACGTGCTCTGTGAAGGCGCTATCGACGGCCTGGAAAACATTTATCTCGGCGAAGAAGAGATAGCCTCGTTTGGCGAATTCGCCAGCTACGAACTGATTGTCAATCCAGCAGAGGTCAATGCGTACCTCAAGGCCAACTGCCCAGACTGGAAAGACAGTCAGATCGGACGTGGCTTGTCGTTCGTGCGCGTCACGCTGAAATACAGCGCCGAGCGGTTCCCGTCAGGCATTCCTGACACCCGCTTCGTAGTCCGTGGCCGGAATGACATTTACGACCCGCGTACCGGCAACAACATCTACACCGCCAACACCGCATTGCACATTCTCTGGTACCTGCGTAACCGCTGCAACGTCCCAGACGACGAGATCATTTTCGAGACCTTCGCCAGTGCGGCAAACGTCTGCGATGAAACGCTGACCAATGCCGACGGCTCGGTCAGCCAGCGATATCGCACCTCCTGCGTGATTGGTGCTGACGAGCAGCGTCCGGGCGTACTGCAGAAGCTGGAAGCGTCATGCGCCGGCAAGCTGATCCGTGTCGGGGGCCGTTGGATGCTCCAGGCCGGTGCCTACTACGGCCCGCATGACTTCGAGATCACCGAAGACATGATCATCGGCACTGTGTCCGGCAGCACCGAGTCGACCAACGATTCCGCCATCAACACGGTGCGCGGCACATTCATCGATCCTGAGCAGTCCTGGACCGAGACGGATTACCCGGAGGTCAGCGTTTCCGAATGGATTCTTGAGGACGGCGGCGAAGCTGCCGAGACTATGACGTTCTCGTATGTGACCGACGCATATCAGCCGCAGCGCCTGGCGAACATCGCTATGCGCCAACGTCGGGCTGGCGGTGCGATCAGCCTGCCGATGAACTTCTGGGGCTACAACTGCAGGCCTGGTCGCGTCGTGCGTGTGAACCTGCCATCACTGAACATCCTAGGCGAATTCATCGTCTCGGACTGGTCGATGGGTGACAACGAAGGCTGCACGGTTCAAGTCAAGCAGTACGAGGCGGCAATCTTCGATGACGCCGTGGGCCAGCCTTACAACCCGCTGGGCTTCATCAACCTGCCAAGCGGCGGGCTTGGGTCGCCCACCGGGCTTTCATGGTCGGCTGGCGATGCTGCCGAGGTGGTGCAGGGCGTGCTGTCGTGGATTCCGCCGCAGGGCATTGTCACCTCGTATGTGGTCACGGTTCGCCAAGGCGGGAATGCCGTGCAGTCGCGCTCTGTGCCTGCCACTGCCAACACGCTGGCTATCAACGGTCTGCCGTCGGGTGCGTACACCATGAGCGTCGCCGCTCTGGGGCCTATGGCCCGGTCTGGCGAGGCGACGATATCGGTGAGCATTCAGGGGCCGCCAATCCCGGAATCCTGCGTCGTACAATCTTCGCTCGACAGCATTGTGCTGATCCCGCAGAACCCGAACCACGCCTTGAACGGCGGCACTTACGAATACTTTTTCAGCACCAACCCGAATGCAACATCAGGGACGGCTGAGTACATCGGGCAAGGGCTTTCTTTCACTCACAATGGCTTGGCGTTTTATACCAACTATTACTATTTCATCCGATCGTCCAATGCATACGGAAAAAGCGCTTTTCTCTATGTTCCAGCCTCCACGTCGAACGATGTCTCCGCCTACTTGGCGGCTCTAGCCGGGAAGATCTCCGAAACCGAGCTCGGCCAGAACCTGGTGGAGAAAATCGACCTGATCGACGGCAATGGGCCGGGTTCGGTCAACGACCGCTTGGCGGCAGCTAAAGCTGAGCTGGCCGAGCAGATATCTGACGTTGATGATGCGCTGGGCACTGTCAGAGCGGAACTGCAGCAGCAGATCGACAGTATTGCAGACCTCGCCGATTCCATGCCTTACAAGCCGGGTGAGACCTACGCGGCCGGGCAGGGCGTGCTGGGCGCTGATGGCATCATTTACCAAGCCACGCAGAATGTGCCGGTTAACACGCCACCGCCGAACATCACTTACTGGCTGAGCGTGGGCCAGGCGGTGGCCACGGCCGTGGGTCTGGCGTCGCGAGTGCAGACCGTTGAAACGAAGGTTACGTCCATCGAGGGCGTCAACACCGCCCAGTCGCAACAGATCACCGGCCTGCAAACGTCTCTGGACGGCAAGGCATCGGCCAGCAGCGTGCAGTCGCTCGGTAATCGTGTCACAGATGCCGAGGGGAAGCTCACCAGCCAAGGCTCTGCCATTACGGCGATCAACACTGAGCTGGCCGGTAAAGCCAGCAGCACCACGGTGCAGGCGCTGAGCAACACAGTCACGCAGCAAGGCCAGGATATAAAGGCGCAAGGCCAGGCCATAACAAGCGTGACGGCGAGCCTCGGAAACTCGGGCGGGCAGAACCTGTTTTTCAACCCGACGTTCAACAAGGAAAGCGCGTCTCTCGGCACTGCCGAAGGTTGGATCACGGATTCAGGCGCGTCAGATGGCACCGGTGTGCCTTCGATCGTGCCGTCTTGGCTGGTCAGCTCCGAGAAATCCCAGCGCCTTGACGTTACTGGCCTGAACCTCTCAAACAGTTATCGCGGCATCAGAGTCTCACCTGCAAGCTACCGGCCAAAGGTCACAGCAGGTAACTCAGTGGTTGCGTCGTGCTACGTGCGTGCCACTGCGGGATTGGCGTTCAAGATATTCATCCAAGGGGTTAACGCTGCGGGCACCGATGCTGTGACTGTTTCGGGTCCTCTAATCGTGGCCACTGGCGGCACTCAGCGAATTGTCTACGACTACCCGAACCTGCCGGCCGGGACTGCCTCTGTGCAGGTCTACTTCCGGCTGTATGGTTCGGACACTGTCAGCGCGGGCTTTGCAGAGTACACGCGGGCTCAGCTTGAAATAGGCACCACGCTCAGCGGCTGGAAAGACAACAACGCAGTGTTGGGTGCCGAGCAATCGGCGACGTCGTCAGCAGTGGCGGCGCTCAA